GGTGGAGATCAGCACGGACGGCAAGCCCTTCCGGCAGGTGTTCTCCACCCACAACGAGCGGGCCAAGACCCTGCAAGTCCCCATCCTGCCGGTGCGGTGCGACAACTTCCGCATCCGGCTGTCCGGCAAGGGCGGATGCCTGGTCAAGAGCATCATCCGGGAGTTCGCCCTGGGCAGCGAATATTAAGGGGGTGACAGGTCATGGCAACCACCCTCCCCGGCTCCCCTCCTTCGTTTGACCGCAACGACGTGAACGGGACCGTAAAATCTCTGTGCAACTACACCAGAAACCTGCAAGAAAATCTGGACTTCATGCTGGGGCAGCTTCAAAAGAGCATGACCGCTATACAGACCAGTGTGGAGGGGCTGAACAGCAAGGTCTCCAGCCTGCAAACCACCCTCTCCGGGGTGCAGCAGAGCGTGAGCACACTGGGCAGCGAGTACAACAAGCTGGCAGCCCGCGTGACGGCGCTGGAGCAGAAAACCAACTGAAAGAGGAGGTAATCCGACATGGCAAAACCCGATATGTCCAGGAACAAAGACCTGGCGGGCAAGACCGTCTCCAAGGGCGGCTACAACATCAGCTATAACGAGAACGGCTATGCCACCAGCGCCATCAAAACCGGGAGCAAGACCGGCAAGGCCGCCGCGCCCAGCGCCGACACGGTGGGCGGCGGCGGCAGCGACCGGGGCAGCTACGGCGGCAGCGTATATGACCAGGAGCATTTTTCCAATGACGAGCTGCGGAGCGCGGCGGAGGTCCGGGCGGCAGCGGCGGCAGGCAAAACGACCTGGGCAGACGCCCACGACTATGTGGAGCGCATCCGCAGCAACTACGGCTATTCCGGCGACAGCGACGGCAGCCGCTACATCCCCCTGGAGATGGGCGGCGGCGGACGAGGAAACGGAGGCGGCGGCTTCTCCTACGAGGCGGCCCCCACCTACACCAGCCGCTACCAGAACCAGATCGACGACCTAACCCGCCAAATCCTTAACCGGGAGGCGTTCAGCTATGACCCGGAGAAGGACCCCACCTATCAGCAGTACAAGGAGAGCTACACGCGCAGCGGCGAGCGGGCGATGCAGGACACCCTGGGGCAGGTCAGCGCCCGCACAGGCGGCCTTGCAAGCAGCTATGCGGGCAGCGCAGCGCAGCAGACCTATGACAACTACATGGGGGCGCTGGCCGATAAAATCCCGGAGCTGAAACAGCTTGCCTACTCCATGTACCAGGACGAGGGCAACACCCAGAGGGCAAACCTGGAAATGCTGGTGGCCCTGGAGCAGGGCGACTACGCAAAGTACGCCGACCTCCTGGCCCAGTACAACACGGACCGGAGCTTCGACTACGGCGTGCATCGGGACAATATCGGCGACGAGCGCTACAACAACGAGTGGAACTATTCCGTGGGCCGGGACCAGATCGCGGACAAGCGCTACGAGGACGAGACCGCCTACAACCGGGAGACCTACAAGGACGAGACGGAGTACAACCGGGCGATGGCAAAGGCCCAGACCCTCGCGGCGGGCGGCGACTTCTCCGGCTACAAGGCCCTGGGGTACACGGACCAGGAGATTGCGGGCCTCAAGAGCGCATACAACAAGGCACAGGCATCCGTTCGCTCCGGCGGTGGGTCCTCCAGAGGCGGCAGCTCCGGCGGAAGCAAGAGAGGCGGCTCAAGCGCCAGCGAGGACGTGTACGCAGGAATGTACAAGGCGGGCATCCGCAGCGAGGGCGACGCATACGCCTGGCTGCTGTCCGCCGGGTACAACACCACCCAGGCCGGAAAACTGGCCGGGTATTACGCCGACTGGATGAAAAACCAGGGCGGCAGCGGAAACAGCGGCAGCGACGCCCAGATCGGCAACCGGCACGGGGATAGCTGGATTTATATTCCCGGCCATGGCCGCTTCACCTACGACGAGGTGGAGAACTACGTCAACAGCGGAAAGGTCATCGAGACCTACGACAGCGCGACCAACACCTACACCTACAAGTGGAACGGCAATAAGAAGTAAGGAGGCGGCCCTATGGCAAGCGCAAGCGATTTTTTGAAGAAGCGGACGGCGGCGCGGCAGCAGGCCGAGAGCATCCAGAGCAGCGATAAGACCCCTCTGGGCAAGAATGACGACGGCACCGTAACGCGGGCGAGCAACTTTCTGCGGAACAAAGCCGCAGAACGCCGGGCCGTCATCGACCAGCAGTACGGCAAGGATGCCTACGGCGGCAGCGGCAGATACGAGGCGGACAAGGCCCAGGGCTTCAATTCCTGGCTGGAGAGCGTGAACGGCCTCTCCAGCCAGTTGGGCAGCGACTACCAGAGCCGGGACGGCAAATTCCAGAGTGCCGCAGACTTTGGGAAGTACCGGGATGACAACGACGCCCGCATCAGCGTGATGCAGAACAGGGCCAACGCCTACCGCACCTACTTCCAGGACAACCGGGAGATATACGGAGAGGATGCCGTGAACGGCGTCCTTTCCACCCTGGACCAGGGCAGCAAGTACCTGGAGGAGCTGCGGGGCGGGCTGAACAGCGAGTATGACTTCTGGTCCCAGTTCAAGGACGAGAACGACTACAACACCTACCAGCGGGGCAAGGAATATGCCGCGCTGGCGGAGAAACCCGATTTCGCAGAGAAAAGCCAGTACAAGAGCACGGCCAACGGCCAGGAGAAATTCAACGCATGGAGCGGTACTTACTCCAACAGCGGCTTTGACGACATCGCCTACGACTACATCAACCGCAACGAGGAGGCCCGCAGCCGCCAGATGCTCTCCGACATCCAGAGCAACGCGTCCCTGCTGGGCCTGGACAACAGCGAGCGGCGGGAGATGACGGATGACGAGATCGCCACCTTCAACTACCTGTACGCCCAGGACAGCGCCAACGGCGACGCGGAGCACAAGAACGCCTACGCCTACATCGACTACCTGACCGGAGACCTCAACTACCGCCAGCGGGCCAAGGCAGAGGAGGAATGGGCCGCCTACGCCAAGGAGCACCCGGTGGGGTCCTCTGCGTTCAGCGTGCTGGAAAGCCCTCTCAAGGGCCTTTCCTACCTGGGCCAGGCGGCGGATTACCTCTCCGACGGGGAAATCGACCAGAACGCAGGCTACAACAAGTTCAGCTACATCAACAGCGCCATCCGCAACGAGGTGAACACCATCGTGGAGGACAACTGGGGCGGCGTGGGCAGCTTTGCCTACCAGACCGGCATGAGTATGGGCGACTTCCTGCTGAATACTGCCATCACCGGCGGCAACCAGGCGCTCTCCCTTGCCATCATGGGCACCGGCGCGGCGGCGGATGCCACCATCTCCGCAAAGGACCGGGGCCTGTCCGATAACCAGGCGTTCGCCCTGGGCACCATCGCAGGCGCGGCGGAGATCATCACCGAGAAGGTCAGCCTGGATGCCCTGCTGGATAAAACCGCGCTCACCAAGAGCGCCATGGGCTACTTCCTCAAAAACACCCTGGCCGAGGGCAGCGAGGAAGTGGGCAGCGACATCATCAACCTGGTGGCCGATGTGCTCATTTCCAAGGACAAGAGCGAGTGGCAGACCTCCATCGACGCCTACGAGGCCGAGGGCATGACCGAGAAGGAGGCGTTCTGGCGGGCCGTCCGGGACCAGGCGGAGAACATGGGCCTGGACTTCCTGGGCGGCGCTGTCTCCGGCGGCGTGATGTCCGGCGCGGGCATCGCCATCAACGCGGGGCTGAATGAATACGGCGCACGGCGCACCGGTGCGGAGTTCCAGGCGATGGGCGACGACGTGGTGCAGGCAACCATCCAGGAAGGGCTTGCAAGCGACCCCAGCACCCAGAGCTACAAGCTGGCCGTACAGCTCCAGCAGAAGCTCGACGCCGGGCAAACCCTCACCAACGCAGAAATCGGGCGGCTGTACCAGGCCAATGTGCAGGCCATCGACGCGGAGGACGGCAGCGGCGACCTGCTGCTGCGGGCCGCCGAGGAAGTGACCCAGAAGGGCCGCGTGACCAACAACACCGCCATCGACATTTTGAGCAACCCCACCGCCATCAACACGCTGACACAGGAGGCGGGGCTGAACATCAGCGAGGACATGAGCAAGTCCCAGCAGCGCAAGGCCGTCAAGAACGCCGTGGCGACCCTTGCAAGGACGCAGAGCGACGTTTCTACGAACGCGAGGGAAACTGCCCCCGCCGCAACGGAAGCCCGGCAGGCGGCCACGCAGGAGACCGTGCGCCCCGCCATGCAGGTGGAGCAGCAGCGACCTGCGGCGCAGCAGGCGTATGACATCCGCCGCGTGCGGGACGCTGCGGCCAGCCTGGGCGAGAACGGGGCCAAGGCCCTCTCTGCCAGCTATGACGGCAGCGTGCAGGCCGACGACTACTACGCAGGCTTCGCCTCCTACTACGAGGCGGGCATCTCCGGCATCGACATGGACAAGGTGCAGAGCCGCTATGCCGCGCAGCTCAACCAGGCGCAGCGCTTCGCGGCCTACTCCGCCGGTCAGAACGACGCGGCGGCCTCCCTGGCCCTGGAGCGGGAGGGCGTCAAGAGCGCCACGGTGTACGGCGACGAGGCGGGCTTCGTGCAGTCCGAACATTCCGCCAGCCTGCCCAAGGAGACCGTGCGCTTCTACGACAGCCTGGCCCGTGCCGCCGGGGTGAAAATCCAGATGGCAGAGGCCACCGGCAAGGGCGGCGCAAACGGATGGTACAGCAACGGCATCATTCATATTGCCAACGACGCCGAGAACCCCGGCACCGTGGTGGCAAAGCACGAGATCACCCACCGGATGCAGGAGATGGCCCCGGAGGCATACCGGAAGTACCGCGACTATGCCATGTCCGCGCTGACCGAGCGGGACGGCTCTACCGCCTCCATCGTGGAGCAGTACAAGAGCCGCTACGCCGAGGCAGGCGTGAACCTCTCCACGGAGCAGGCCATGGACGAGATCGCCGCCGACTTCACCGAGGCGCTGACGGTTGACCCGGCCAGGTTTGAGACCCTGGCAAAGGAAAACCGCAGCGTGGCCCGGAAGCTGCTGGACGCCGTGCGGGACTTCATCCGCAAGGTCAAGTCTCTGTTCAAGGGCAACAAGACCGCGCAGAACCAGGCCGCCGCCAACGCCTACGGCGTGAGCATCGACACCCTGGAGGAAGCGGCCCGCCTCTGGGAGGAGGCGCTGAAAGCGACCAGCGAGCAGACGGCAAACAAAAACGCCGCCCAGACGGACGGCGGCACAAAATTCTCTATCAAACGGACCTCTCAAATGACGCTGGCCCAGCAGCTCAAGATGTTTTACGACGGGAAGATGGCCTCCAGCGATGCGTTCTACTTCGGAGTGACCCCTGCGGCGCTGGAGAAGTCCGGCTTTGATGCGCTGCCCCTGGCTATGACCATCGGGGACTTCCGCAAATCCACCCAGAAGAAGCACAACATCCCCCGCCGCGTTCTGAAAAACCTTATGAGCAACCTGGCTTCCCCTCTGTTCTCCTTTGGGAGCGGAGACCGGGCCGGTATCGTTCTGAACGACATCGACGGCGACGGCTACACGCTGCTGGCAGCGCTGGAGCGCGGGACCGATATGGACCGCAAGCCTGTCAATGTCATCAACAGCCTGTACGGCCTGGAGCACCCGGCGGAATGGATTAAGAACCAAATCGACAGCGGGAACGAGTTTGCCCTGTACGATGAAAAAAGAGCAAATGCGTTTCTCCAGACCTACGGCTACATGGCCTCGGTGGGAGATGGCATTCGCTCTACGGGTGAGAGTGTAACCCAGAACGGGGCGGAAGTCAAGAGCAAATTTTCTCTCAAGACCCCGGTGGAGGAGACGGACAAGCTGCTGGCCCTGCACAACAAGGACGAGAACAGCATCCTGGCTGCCATCAAGCTGGGCGGCCTGCCCATGCCCTCCATCGCCATTGTAAAAGCCAGGGACGGGCACACCAAGTACGGCCCCATCTCCCTTGTGTTCAGCAAGGACACCATCGACCCGCAGCTATTCCGCGCCAACAAGGTGTACGGTGGCGATGCCTGGACGCCGACAGCTCCGCGAGTAGATTACCCCGTGAACAGCAAAAAGGCATCCCAGGTGGAGCACGAGCTGCACCGGCTGGCCGGGGATGTCTCCGTGGCCGGGGGCATCTTCGGGAACAGCGCCGCCCTGCGCTCTATGGGCATCGACGACACCAGCACCAGGAGCACGGCAGAGCTGGCGGAGAAGCTGGCCTCCACGGACACGGTGCGGGCGGCCTATCTGGCAGACCAGGGCAAGAGCCTGGAGCCGGTGAAGATGGACAAGGTGTGGGACAAGTTCGGCAACGACACCCTGCAAAAGGTGGTTGACCGCCTGGGCGTGAACACGCTGGCTGAAATCGAGGCCAACCTGGAGACCGGCGAGAGCGTGAAGGACGCCCTGGGCGAGAATGCCGAGGTCATCCGCGACATTCTCCGGGACTACTACCGGGAACAGGGCGAACCCATGCTCCGCAGAATGGCCGTCAAGAGGCATTGGACCGACGCGGAGATCAACGAAAGACGGCAGACCCGCATCGACAATTCCATGGACGGCGTTTCCATCTTCACCCTGGAGGACATCGTTCACCACGCATGGGATATGTACCAGGACGGCGGCGCGACCAAGGGCGAAATTGACCGGATGGCTACCTCTGACGCGCTGCGCAGCGCCGTGGATGACCACGCCGTTGAGGAGTGGATTGCCGGGAAGCTGGACGGCCTGCTGGGCGAGGCGGGCATCTACAATGGCAAGGACCCCTACACCCCCTCCGGCAATCTCCGCAGCTTCTCGCAGCTCCACTATGCCTACACCCTGGAGAACATCGTCAAGGCGATGAAGGAGGGCCAGGAGGAGCGCGGCGGCAACACCTGGGGCGCAAGCGCCAAGACCCTGCAATCCGTGGCGACGCCGGAATACCGCAGCATCCAGGAGATCAAGGCGGACAGTGGGCGGCTGGGCATGGACGAGGGGGCCGAGTATGAAGCAAAGCTCCAGGCCATTGATGACCAGATCGGCAGCATCATCACGAAGATCAAGCAGGGAAACAAGGCTCATTCCGACAATTCCTTCGTCGAGAGCGACATCATCGGCAGCATCCTGATGGAAACGTCCAAGGGCAAGAGGACGGTGGACGCTATCATGCGGGCCTTCTCCAAGGAGGGGTACAAAATCAGCAGCCAGACGGCCCAGGACATCCAGGCCGTCTACCAGGAGGCGGCGGAAATGCCCACCGGCTACTTTGAGGCCAAGCCCCAGCGGGCCGTCGGCTTCGACGAAGTGCTGGCCGCCGTCATCCCCGATGACAGCAGCAAAAAGCTGCGGGACGGTCTGGAGCAGGCCGGTGTGCGGATGCTGGAATACAAGACCGGAGACGACGCGGACCGCCTTGCCAAGATCAACAGCGTGGAGGGCGCACGCTTCTCCCTCAAGACCGTTCCCCCTGTGAAGCCGACAAGCGACGACTGGAAGCCGGGGGCAACCTTCGACGAGGTTAAGGCCGCCCATCCGACCCTGTTTGCCCTGGACGCCGACGAGGCGGACACCCGCAACCCGACACAGATTTCCGGCACGGTCAAGAGCTACCGCAAAATTTACGATGCCCTCCAGGCAGAGAATTTCGACGGGACCATCCTGGATGCAAGCTCCGGCCTGGGCTACGGGACCAGAGCCGGGCGCGAGGAGTACGGCTTTGACGTGGACGACATCGAGCCGTTCCCGGATGCCAAGTACCAGCCGAACTACACCGATTACTCCGCCCTGGACAAGACCTACGATGTCATCATCAGCAACGCGGTCCTTAACGTCATGCCCCAGGACCTCCGCGACGCTATGGTGGTGAAAATCGGTGAAATGCTGAACCCCGGCGGGCGGGCGTTTATCAATGTGCGCGGCACGGATGTGAAGAACGCCGGGAGCAAGGTTGCCATCAACGACGATCTGATGGAGTATTTCATCTCCAATACCGGCAGCTATCAAAAGGGCTTCACGTCCAAGGAGCTGGTCTCCTACCTCAAGGACGCCCTGGGCGACGGCTTTACCGTGGAACCGACCCGGAAATTCGGCGCTGTCAGCGCCATCGTGACCCGCGATGGGGACAGGCTGTCCCTCAAGGGGCGGGACATCCTCCAGGAGAACGCGGCCTTGCAAGAGGAGAACCGGCTACTGCGGGAGCAGATGAAGGACTACATCGCCATCCAGCGCCGAAACGGGAAGCTCCAGGAGAGCCGGGACTACTGGCAGGGCCAGACCCGGCGGACCCGGCGCGTGACCACGGACAAAAAGGCCGTGACCGCCGCCGCGAAACAGCTTATCCAGAACTACGGGGCCGACATCGCGGTGAAGGACATCCAGGGAGACCTCCAGAGCCTCTATGACTACATCGCCAGCGGCTACGACGGCAAGGATGAGCTGACCTACACCGAGGCCCGCCGCCGGGCGGAGGACATCGCGGAAACCCTGGTGAGCAACGCGGTGGCCGTGGACAGCGATATGTACGATGCGTACAGCGACCTGCGGGACTACCTGCGGACGACCAAGATCATCTACGGCAAGGAATACCACGGGGACATCGCGGACTATGGCGATTTCCGCAAGCGGCAGTTCGGACGGCTGAACCTGGGCAGCGAGGGCCACACCAACATCGACCAGGTGTACCAGGAGCTTTCCTCCCGCTGGCCGGAGTTTTTCAGCGAGCAGGAACAGACCCATCCGACGGACCAGCTCCTCCATATCGTGGAAGTGCTGGACGGCATCAGCGAGATCAACGAGTACAACCCCTTCTCCCGCTACATGGACCAGGCCGTGACCGGCGCGGCGAACGAGATCATGGAGACCTTCTTCGACCTGCCCCAGGCGCGAAAGACCTTTGCGGACCGGCAGGCATTGAAGCTGGAGAACGCCAAGGTCAAGGGCCGGGAGCAGGTCCAGAAGGTGCGGGAGCAGTACACCACCCGCCTGGCGGAACTGCGGGAGCAAAACCGGCAGCGGGTACAGAACGCCATCGCCAAGGAGCGGGAGGCCCGCGAGCGGCAGATGGGTGCTCTAAAAGACCGCTATGCGGCCAAGGACGCAGCGGGCCGGGAACGCCGGGCGGCCCGTGAGCTGCGGGCCAAAATCACCCGCCATGCAAGCGCTCTGTCCCAGAAGCTCCTCCGCCCCAGCGACCAGCACCACATCCCGGAGGCCATGCGCGGAAGCGTGGCCGCTATGCTGGAGAGCATCAACCAGGAGAGCCAGTACACCCTCGACGAGAACGGCAAGCGGGTGAAGGATGGCAGAGGCACCCCCACCAAGCGAACCGAGGCGTTCCGCGCCCTCAAGGAGCAGTACGCCAAAATCGTGGCCGAGGGCGGGGATATGGTCATTGACCCCTCCCTGCTGGGCAGCGACGCCGACGGCATCAAGGGCGGCTTTGATGCGGTCATCGCCATGAAGGACACCAAGCTGGCCGACATGAGCGTGGCGCAGCTTCAAACCGTTTGGCAGGTGGTCAAGGCCGTGGAGCACAGCGTGAACACGGCGGGGAAAGTCCTGTCCAAGGCCAAGTACGCCAGGACGGCGGACTGGGCGCAGGCTATCTCCATCGGGACCAGCAGCCGCCGGGCCAAGAACAGCCTGACCCGCAACCACGCCCTCATTGACCTGGAGACCCCGTACACCTTCTTCTCCCATTACGGAGAGGCGGGCAAGGCGGTCTACCGGATGCTGCGGGACGCGCAGGACCAGCAGCAGCTCATGGTGGACCATGTGGCCGAGGAGGTCCGCAAGATCGTGGACCCCAAGACGGTGAAGAAGCTGGAGGCGACCACGCATACCTTCACCACGGAGCGAGGCGAGAAACTGACCCTTTCCACGGCCCAGGTGATGGAGCTGTACGAGCTGGTGAAGCGCAAGCAGGCCCACGACCATCTGCTCAAGGGTGGCGTGGTGCAGCCAGAGATCAAAACCTCGCAAATCCGGCGCGGCACGGACAGCATCCGCCTGACGGAGGGCGACCTGGTGAACATCACCGGGACGCTGACACCGGAGCAGGTGAAGATCGCGGACGGCCTGCAAGGACTGACCCGTGGCGTGCTGGCCGACTACGGCAACAAGGCCAGCATGGAAGCCTATGGTTATAAGAAGTTCACTGAGAGCGACTACTGGCCCATCAAATCGGCCAAGGAGGGCCTGCACAGCAACATCGAAAAGGGCGGCAACAACACTCGCTCCATTAAGAACATCGGCATGGCAAAGACCACGATCCCCCACGTGAGCAACGCCCTGGACCTGGCGGGCATCTTCACCACCTTTGCCAACCACGCCTCCGACATGACGGACTATGCCTCCTGGCTCTGCACGATGGAGGACATCAACCGCCTGTTCAACTACCAGTTCCGGGACGAGGAGGGCAACCCAACCGGCAAGACCATCAAGGGACTGCTGGACCGCGTGGGCGGCCCCGGCAGTCAAAAATACTGGCACAACCTGATGGAGGACATCCAGAACGGCATCAACGCCCCCGGCGACAGCCCCATGTGGGACATCGCCGGAAAGACCATCGGCGGCTTCAAGGGCGCAGCCGTGGGCGCGAACATCCGCGTGGTCATCCAGCAGCCCACGGCGTTCTTCCGGGCGGCGGCGGTACTGGACCCCCAGGACATGGCGCGGGGCCTTGCAAGAGGCGTTACGCGGGGCAGCGGATGGAAGAAAGCCCTGCAATACTCCCCCATCGCCATGCGGAAGGATGCGGGCGGCTTCGACATCTCCAGCCCCTACAAGATGACCGAGACGCTGTTCGACAACCGGACGAACGTGCGGAAGCTGAACGACGCCCTTTCCGCCCCTGCGGGCGCGGCGGACGCCGTGACCTGGGGCAAGCTGTGGAACGCCTGCGAGTGGGCCACGGCGCGGGAACACCAGGGCCTCACCAAGGGCAGCGAGGCGTTCTACCGACAGACGGCAAAGCTGTTCGCGGAGGTCATCGACCAGACCCAGGTGGTAGACGGCGTGCTCCAGCGGTCCAACATCATGCGCTCCAGCAACGCGGTGGTGAAGCAGGCGACCAGCTTCATGGGCGAGCCTATAATGAGCCTCAACCTGCTGATGCGGGCCTATGACCAGGTGCGCTACGAACAGAACAGCCAGAAGCGCGGCAAGGCCATCAAGACGATGGGCCGGGCGGCCACGGCCCTGGTGGTGACGAACGTGGTCAACGCTCTGGCCCAGAGCCTTATCGACGCCATGCGCGACGATGACGAAGATAAAAAATACTGGGAGCGCTTCCGGGCTGCGTTCACCGGCATCTCCGGTGACGAGGAGACCCCCTGGGAGAAAGCCTGGAACGCCATCATGGAGGGCAACGTCGGCAGCAACATGAACCCCCTGGGGCAAATCCCCTTTGTAAAGGACGCGCTGTCCATCATGCAGGGCTACGACGTGTCCCGCACGGAAATGGAGATCGTGTCCGACCTTATCCAGGCCGGACAGACGGCCATCCAGAGCGCCGACGGCCAGGGCAAGCGGACCAGGGCCTACGCCCTCAAGGGGCTGCTGGCCGCCTGTGCAAAGATGTTCGGCATCCCGGCCTCCAACCTGACGCGGGATATGTGGGGCCTGGCCCGGAGCGCGGCGGTGGAGACCGGCAACATCCCGCTCCAGTATGAGATGGAAAAGGCTATCTACAACATCTCCAACACCGGCAACAAGAACCGCTATTACGCCATTCTGTACCGGGCGCTGGAGCAGGGCGACATGGACACCTACCAGCACATCAGGGACGACCTGATGAACAGCATGGGCGTGGACGGCGCAAGCATCGACAGCGCCATGCGGAGCCGCTACAACAAGGCCGTTGAGAAGGACCCGGACTACACCCTGCCCCAGAGGGCGCGGGACCTTATCGGCAGCAGGGACAAATACGTCCCTGTCAAGGAGAAGGAGGAGACCTTTGGCGCGGACGACCTGGGGAGCAGCGCCTACCGGGCATACTCCGACCAGCGGGCCAACGACTACCGCAGCATGGCCGACGACCTGGCGAGCAGCCCCATCTTCCGGGGAATGGACGACGAGACCCGCGACAAGGTGCTCAAGGCGGCCTATGATCTGGCCGACAAGAGCGCCCTGGCGGACCATTCCGACGGACAGTACGAGGTCAGCACCAAGTGGATGGCCCAGGCTGACGACGCAGAGGCCCAGGGCATCGAACCCTGGGAGTACGTCCTGTTCCACACCGCCTACAACGAGATGGAAGGGACCAAGGACGCAGACGGTAAGACCGTGAAGGGCGAGGCCAAGAGCGACCATGTGCGGGAATGGCTGGAGGACTTCTCCGGCCTGACCGACGAGCAGCGGGCTTTCCTCTGGGGGACCGTCTACACCAGTGAATGGTAAAGAAATGGGAGCAGGTCATCCCTGCTCCCATTTTTTCATGTCGTCACCAACAATTTCCGCACTTCGAGTACCCCAGATACTCGCAGTATTCTATATTATGCGCCCAGTATTCGTCAGCACCCTGGAACACAGGGCAATCGTAATTGTGATAACGGTTTGACCCTTCGACGATGAACCCAATGTTGTTGTAAAGAAAAGTGGCGTCGTGAAGATAGCCGGACAAATCCTCGTTCCGAGCCTCCAGGTCGTTCACTTTTTCTTGCAGTTGCGTCTTTTCAGTGGATAGCGCGGAAACCCTGGAGCGCAATTCCGCATTCTCCGCTGCCAGGTCATCCCGCGCTGCCGTGAGCACGGAGACACGGTAGCCAAGGATGCAGGTGCATACCACCAGCAAAGCAGCGGCTATGCAAAGCGGAACCACCGGAGGCCGCTTTCCCGGCTTCGGCTGTTCGGTTTCAACTCCGGGCGGGGTCTGGCCTGCCTGGATGAACGGTGTGCCGCACAACTTCTCCCCCGGCTGGGGAGAAAGGCTTTCGCAGTCACACGGCTTTCCCTCCGGGACGAGCTGCCCACACCTCGGGCAGGTGTACCATCGTTCCTTCGGTATGGCCGGACGCGTTTTCCTGCGCTGGATGGCCTTGCAAGCGGCGGTAGCGACAGCCAAGGCCGTGCCATACAGCAGGACCACAGGGAGACCGCCGAGTTGTACACCGCTCATGCTTATGGCGGTTTGCACCATCGCTGCTACGGCGACGCACACGATATAGACCAAGGCTTTCATAGGTGGACCCTCTCTTTCAAATTTTTATCTGCTTCGGGGCGAAAAGGATGCGGGGCTTTGATATGCTCAATGGGAAAGGCAGGTGATACCAATGGAGTGGAACATCATTGTGGGACTGGTATGCACGGTGCTGGGCGCTGTCATCAGTTATGCCACCTTCTCCCACAACAAGGGAAAAGACGACAGGAGCAACGGCCAACAGCTCGGCACTGTTTTGACAGAGCTGGGGTACATCAAGTCCAACACGGACGAGATCAAGACGGAACAGCGAGAGCAGCGCAAGACCAACACAGAGGTGGAGGGCCGTCTGGCTGCCGTGGAGGCCAGCGCCAAGTCCGCACACCACCGCATTGACCATCTGGAGGCGGTACGAGATGAAGAACATTAAGACGACCACGCGGCGGCTGTTCGTGACAACGCAGATCGCCGCGCTGGGGTGGGTCACGATGTCCTACCTCATCGCCCTGTACGCCACGGTGCGCCTGGGCCAAGTGTTCCCGGTGGTGGACCTGTCCGAGCAGGCCATCGAGACCATTCTGGGCGTGAACGTCCTCAAGGTGGTGGAGAACATCTTCGAGCACAACGACGGGGTGGTGTTCGGCAAGAGCAACGCACCGGAGAAGAAAATCAAACGAGATTGCTAAAGGAGGAAATCGAAATGAAAACCTATATCGGCACGAAAATCATTGAGGCGGTCCCTGCTATTCGCAAGGGCGTCAGGGTCTACGAGGAGGGCCAGCCAACCCCCAAGAGCATGGACCCCGTGGAGGAGGGCTATAAGGTCCGCTACCCGGACGGCTACGAGAGTTTCAGCCCCAAGGCCGTGTTCGAGGCGGCGTACCGCCCCATCGACAGTATGAACTTCGGGCTGGCTATCGAGGCCATGAAGAAGGGGAAGAAGTGCAGACGGGCGGGCTGGAACGGAAAGAACCAGCACATTGAGCTGGCCTCTGCCATCAGTTACACGTCCCCGGCTGGCACAATCGTCAATGCCGAGCACGCGGCCATTGGGAACAAGGCTATCGCATTCTGCGGCACTTCCGGCGTGCAAATGGGATGGCTTGCAAGCCAGGCGGATATGCTGGCCGACGACTGGGAAATCGTGGAGTAAAGGAAGGAGCACATCATGGATATTACGACCATCATTGAAGCGGCGGCTGCCCTTGTGGCTGCCGTCATCACCGCCGTGGTCATCCCCTATATCAAGAGCCGGACCACGGCCCAGCAGCAGGCGGAGATCAATGCCTGGGTGAAAATCGCTGTGACGGCGGCGGAGCAAATCTACCGTGGCAGCGGGCGCGGCGAGGAGAAGAAAGCCTACGTCCTCAACTGGCTGGCGGAGCACGGCATCACCCTGGACGAGGAACGCATCGACGCGCTCATTGAGGCCGCCGTCTACGAACTCAACCACGGCGTTCTGAAAGAAGGTGCGGGCAATGAGTAACAGCCCGCTGGTCAGCTACACCAAGCTGTCCCCCAACCATTCCGGCAAGCGCAAGCACGCCATCGACACCATCTCCATCCACTGTATGGCCGGGAACCTGTCCGTGGAGCGCTGCGGCGAACTGTTCCAGAACAAGGAACGCCAGGCCAGCAGCAACTACGGCATCGGCAGCGATGGGCGCATCGGTCTGTATGTGGACGAGGCCAACCGTTCGTGGTGTACCTCCTCCGCCAGCAACGACAACCGGGCCGTCACCATTGAGGTGGCGAACACCGTTGCCAAGGACCCGTGGCCGGTCTCCGACGCGGCCTACAAGTCCCTCATTGACCTGCTGGTGGACATCTGCCAACGCAACGGCATCCCCAGGCTGCTTTGGAAGGGAGATAAAAACCTCGTAGGTCAGGTAGACCGGCAGAACATGACCGTCCACCGCTGGTTTGCGGCGAAAGCCTGCCCTGGCGACTGGCTTTACAGCCGCCACGGCCAGATCGCCGCAGAAGTCAACAAAAGACTGGAGGCCGCAAAGGCCGGAAAGGATGAAGAAACTATGGACACCAAACAGCTCACGAGCTGCGCCGACACCGGGGACAACCCCTCCGCCTGGGCCAAGGAGGCCACCGACTACTGCAAGCGCAAGGGTATCTTCGCCGGAGACGGTGCGGGCAACTACGGATGGCAGAAGCCCATCACCCGCGAGGCCACGGCCCAGATCATCTACAATCTGCTGGAGGCCGCCGGTATGCTGGAGAAGCTGCCGGACGTGAAGTGAGATATTCCCACTTTTTGTACCAAAACGATAAAGGTTGTAAATCTTTATTACAAAGATAGCCCTTTTCCGTGGTACTGTCAAGGTGCCAAGGAGGGGCTGCGTGTGAAGATTTACGATTTTGAGGGACAAAAGAATATCTCCGGCGACCGCATCCACCAGGTGCGGGCGACCAAACGCATCTCCCAGGCGGACCTCGCTGCGAGGATGCAGGTCAAGGGCGTGTTCATCGAGCGGGAGGCCATCAGCAAGATAGAGACCGGGGACCGCTTCGTGACGGACTACGAGCTGATGATCTTTGCCGAGGTCCTGGGCGTGACGATGGACTGGCTGACCGGAAAAGAATAAAAAATTTTGAAATCCCCCTACGGATAGTAGGGGGATTTTTGCATCTTCCGGGGCTATTGACATGGCCGAAAAAAGTGTGCTAAAGATATACAAATGCTATGCAAAAGTATTGCAAATGGAGGTTTTCCTATGCCGAGATATAAGGGCGCACACTTGACCTGGAACGACAGATTGACCATTGAAAAAATGCTCCGCGAGGGGTACAGCAAGCCGCAGATCGCCCGCTATCTGGGCGTGCATCACAGCACGGTCTACGACGAGTGCCGGAGGGGCGCGGTGGAGCTGAAACGCAGCGATCTGACCACCTATATCTCCTACTCCGCCGATGTCGCCAAGGACTACCACCTGGACCGCAAGAAGAACATGGAAAAGCCTCTGAAAATAGGCAAAGACCACCGGCTGGCCCGGTGGCTGGTCAAAACCATCTCCGAGGGGTATTCCCCGTCTGCTGCCTGTTCCATGCTGGGCAAAACGCCGGAGACCACCTTCTCCTGCACATTATGCCGTCAGACTGTGTATAAGTACATCGAGAACGGGGACTTGTGGCCCCTGACCAACAAGGAGCTGCGCTACAAGAGTGACCAGAAGCGGACCTACAACCGCGTGAAAGCAGCGAAAGCCCCCAGAGGGGATAGCATCGAGCATCGCCCGGAGCACATCAACAACCGGGAGGAGCCGGGCCACTGGGAGATGGACAGCGTAGTGGGCAAGAAGGGCACCAAGGCCGCCCTGTGCGTCCTCACCGGACGCGTGACGCGGGACGAGATCATCCGCAAGATGCACGACGACACCGCCGCCAGCGTCGTGGGCGTTCTGGACCGGCTGGAGCGGCGCATGGGGACCGCTATGTTCCGCCAGGTGTTCAAGAGCATCACCGTGGACAACGGGAGCGAATTTGCCGATTGCAAGGGCATGGAGCGCTCCTGTCTGCTGCCCGGAGAGAAGCGCACCCACGTCTACTACTGCCACCCCAGGTCACCCGGAGAGCGCGGCAGCAACGAGAAGCAGAACCAGCTTATCCGGTGGTTTTTCCCCAAGGGCACGGACTTCCGCAAGGTAACACAAAAAGAGGTGCGCCGGGTCCAGGACTGGATAAATAATTACCCACGGTTAATCCTGGACTGGCACACCTCTGCGGAGCTTTTCAACGTGTTCCTTGCAAGCCTATAAAGACTATAAAAAATTTTTCAAAGAAATTCGGGTTTTACTATTGACATTTGGCTTTTTGAGACATTTTTTTAATGTCTCCATTATCCAGCAGACAGACAGCTGCCTTGAGGCACCTTTGCAGCAGGTGTGTTTTGTCGCTTCACAATTCTACTGATTTTGGAGTCCCAAGGGAAACTGTGTTTTCGCCGTTTCCCTTTTTCTTTTGCCAACAAAAATTTTGCACTAACCAGACCAAATCTCTGAAATTTCCAGCGCCAAGGATGACCGTAGCGCACAGACATGGAAAAAGCCGCCCCTCAAAAACCAAGGCGCATAAAACAATGGAAAGCCCTTTCCTCGGGGAACTTCAAACCTATGAGAAAGAGCCATACTGGCGCCCTCGATGGATGCCTCCTTCCGGAGATGGCCGATAGCCTGCTGATCTGCATGGAAAGTATGGTGAAGCAAGGCCAGCGTCTACAAAGAGGCCACCTAGGTCAAGAAGCTGAAAAACACGCTGAATATCCAGTTCCGCCAGTCCATTGCAGATCGCTTCTTCTGGGCTGGTCTGGAAAATTCTGAAATACCGGGAGAGCTACAGCCATATGAATCACGCTTTGGACAAGAGGGATGCCACCAGCGCGGATATCCTGCTAGATATTATTGTGAAGCTCTGGAGTTGCTGCAGTCCATTTTCTTTTCACCCGCACCTCGGCCGCAAGAGAAAACACCGCCAGGAACGGTGTTTTTTCTGTCACTCTTCAAATTGAAAAAACGCTCTGCCATCATGTCAGAGAACGGCAGGTCCCCCGCTGGACCAGGCTGGGCATCAAAATCTGGTGCACATAACCCTGGGTCCCCTTTTCGATCTTGTCCAGCAGCATATCCACCGCCTGGACGGCCATTTCCTTTTTCGGCTGCTCAATGGTGGTAAGGTCGATGCGCGGCAGCGCAGTGGAGGGGATGTTGTCAAATCCGATGAGGGAGAGATCCCCCGGGATGCGGATATGGAGCTCGTCAGCCGCCTTCAGGATGCCCAGTGCGTTGGAGTCCGTAGAGGCAAAGATCGCTGTATAGTCGATGGGCTTTGCAAACAGCTCCTTGACCATCTGATATCCATTCTCGATGGAGGACCGGGCAAAGTCGCTGTGATGGAGCCTGGGTTCCAGCCCGAATTGCCGGCAGGCCCGCAGATAGCCCTCCGCCCGGAGCTGATGGGTAGTGGAGTTCCGGCAGCCGAAGTACAGGATCTCCCGGTGTCCCAGTCCGTAGAGATACTCCACCCCCAGATAGGCGCCTCGGCTGTTGTCCACAGATACGTAGCTCTGGGGCTGATCCCGCAGATTCTCGCTGAGAAACACCGCAGGGATCTGCTCCAGCAGCGGGGCGATCTTCTCATAGGTGGCCGGGGACTGGGGGACGATCAAAATCCCGTCCACCCGGCGGCCCAGCAGCAGTTTGACCACCATCTCCTCCTGTTTCAAATCCGGCTCCGAGTTGCACAGCATAATGTTGTAGCCCCTGGCCCGGGCGCTCATCTCCACATAATAGGCCAGCTGGGACATGAACTCATTTTCAATGGCCGGCACCACCAGTCCCAGCAGATACGTCTTTTTCATCACCATGGAGCGGGCCACGTAGTTCCCCGTGTACCCCATCTCGTCGCACAGGCGGACAATCCGCTCCCGCGTGCTCTTTCCGATCTGGTTACTCCCCGACAGAGCCCGGGATACCGTTGCATAAGAGACACCGGCGGCCTTGGCCACATCCTTCAGTGTCACGTTCTTCATGATCTCTGTCCTTTCCATCGGTCCATGCCTGAGCCGGTTCCATTGCGTAAACGTTTTCATTTTGACGCCGTTAAAATCAAACAAATCGTCAATTTCACTTTTCTTATTGAACAGCATATAGAATTATATCAAACTTGTCAATATCTCCGAAAAAATTATCATTATAGTGATTTCTCCAAATCTGCCGAAGATTCTTTGGCGGGCGCCGACTTGACAAATGACAGACGGATATCCTAAAATAAAATCAAGAAAATCGCAAACGTTTACATTCTTCAGCTGTCCGTTTACAGAAGCTCTCCTGCCCACTGTGAATGGCGGCCTGAAACATAGGGGAGGTCTTTTGATGTCTGTATCCAATCACGGCGGTGCCCAGCTGGCAGAGGCCGTCCGGCATGCCTATGCCGCAGGGCAGGACGACTATCATCTAGAGCCCATGGTGCTGACTGAGCGCGGCATTCCCGTCGGCCGCATCCGGGATCACGACGCGGTGGTGTTCTGCTGCCGCCGGGGTGAGCGGGAGATCGAGCTGACGGAACTGTTCACGGCGGACGACTTCCGGGCCGTGGAGCGCCGGAAGCTGAAGGATCTGTACTTCGCTATCCTGACACTGTATCACGACAAGTTCAAGCATCTGCCCGTCGCCTTTGCGCCGGAACACGTGGTAAAACCTTTGGCCCAGGTCCTCTCCGACGCCGGAAAAACCCAGTTCCACTGCGCGGAGTCCGAGAAGTTCGCCCATGTGACCTTTTTCTTCAACGGCGGGGAACACACCCCCTTCCCCGGCGAAGAGGATGTGTGCGTCCCCTCTCCCAAAGGCATCGACTTTGACCAGAAGCCGGAGCTCTCCCTGCCGGAGGTGGCCCGGACTGTGGCGGGCGCCCTGGGGAAATACGACTTCATCGTCACCAACTTCGCCAACGGTGATATCATCGGCCACACCCAGAACACCGCCGCCAAGCTGGATGCCTGCGGTTACGTCAGCCGGGCCCTGGAGCAGGTGGTGGATGCTGCCCTGGCCCAGGACTACGTGGTGGCCATCACTGCGGACCACGGCAATATCGAAAAGCTGTACACCGTTGCCGGGAAGCCGGACGGCTCCCACACCACCAATCTGGTGCCCTTTATTCTGATAGACTCCCGTCAGGAGGACCCCATCTCCCTGCGGGACGGTGCCCTCTGCGACGTGGCTCCCACAATATTAGACGTCATGGGGCTTCCTCAGCCCCTGGAGATGACCGGCCGCTCCCTGGCGGAGGGACACACCTGGAGCCGGGGGCGGAGGATGCTCCTCATCATCTGCGACGGCTGGGGCCTGGGCGCCGGCGATGAGGGCGACGCCATCCACCTGGCCCACACCCCCTATTGGGACGCCCTTTTGGAAAATCGCTCCTGGTGCCGCCTGCAGGCCTCCCGTGAATTTGTGGGCCTGGGGGCCGGCAGGGCCGGCAACTCCGAGGCCGGACACTCCAATCTGGGGGCCGGCCGGTGCGTCATGCAGGACGACGTGCGGCTGGACGCGGCGGTGCAGGACGGCTCCTTCGCCCGCAATCCGGTCTTTCTGGAGGCCATCGAGCATGCCAGACGGAACCATGCCTCCCTGCATCTGCTGGCCTACCTCACCCATAAGTCCTCCCACGGGTGCATCGACTATCCCCTGGCCATCTGTGAGATGGCCAAGAAGCAGGGCCTGGAGGAGGTCTACTTCCACATCATCTTCGACGGCCGCTCCACCGAACCCGGCTCCGCCCCCGCGCTGCTGGC